AAACATATATTTAATTTAGATCCTTTTTTTGAACCAGAAGAAATTTTTTCTGATAATATTTTTGGAGAAAATGGTCTTGAAGACAACACCAAGCAGCACACTAATGTGTTGAATTACAATAAGAAAAAAAAGTAAACACCAAGTAGAGTAAACCATGACAGGTGTATATTACTATTTAACCTTACTGGACTACTTGATGCTTACTAATTTACAAAGCATTGGCTTTTTTAAATAGGTCGTCACCCTAAGACTGGACATTTTAAGTTCCTCCAATTCTTTAACGACAAATCGGAACACCAATGTTTCTATCTTTCTATAGAAAAGAATTTTGTTAAGCTAAAGGGAAATTTTTTAAATCATAGGCATTCCAGTAGCGTAATTTAAAAATAAATCCCTTTAACCGAAAGGAGCTAAGTGACTAGCTTAGCCTTACCCCGAAGGGTATTCATTAAAACTGATTATCAAAATCGTTAGATCCTTGATTTGATGGAGCAGGAGCTGCACCACCAGAAGTTTTAGGACTAACCATTCTAACAACACCAGTAAATCTAGGTACGACTATTTCTGTTACATATCTTTTTTGTCCACCAGAATCTTGATAAGATCTAGTTTCTATTTCACCTTCGACATATAACATAGTACCTGCTTTAGCATATTTACCCATTGTATCTGCAATACGAGGATCAAATACTACAACTTTATGCCAAGTAGTTTTTTCTTCTTCTTTAAACTTCTTGTTAGTTGCTAAAGACATACTAGCCATGCTGTCACCTTTAGAAGTTTGTTTAACTTCTGCGTCAGCACCTAATCTACCTATTAGTATTACTTTGTTTATCATTTACTTTCTCCTTTGGTTTTAATATTTTAATATTATTATCAAGCTTACTTGCTCTACCTTTTGCTATTACATCATCTGGTAATTCATCTTCTGAATAAACAAAACCATGTAAACCTAATAATTTAAGAACACATCTATCGTAAGCACGTTTTTCTGCCATAGCATATGGATAACCACTTGCTTTGACATTCTTAGGAGAGGCTTCTCCATAAGAACAAACTTGTACTTTTTTATCGTTACCTTTGTCTAATACAGCAGTACATTTTACACATACAATACCATTTGCTGAATTAGTTTCTATCTCATCAAATTTGTATTTAATGCCATTTTTTGCACCTGCTAGTTCTATGTATCTGTGATACATAACCCAACTACCATGACAATCCCATAAGGCTTTGTATTGACCTTGATCGTCTTTTTGATCTAGCTCATATTTTTTTAATATAGCTAAAGCTCTACTATCTATTGGTTTACCCATTATATTCCTTTCTCAGTATATTGATTATTAATATGAGTCTTACTAACTACATATACAAATGCAGCTTTTTGACTTAGATTTTTACGTTTATCTTTACGTTCAATTTTATTGAGCTTGAATAACTCAGTCACTCTTGGTCTTACAGTAAATGGACTGTAATTTAATAACTCTGCAACTTCATCAGCAGTAGCACCAAAATTTCCTTTATTAGCAATAACATTAAAAACTTTATTCCTAATAGTTTCTACACCTTCTTTAATTGCTTCAGCAGCTTCTATAGAAGTTTCAACTTCTTTATGCCCTGGATAAGATGGGTATGATTGTTCTTCCATCACTAAACTCCTTTTGATTAAAATTATCAAAGCCAATATGTTCTGGTGGCTCTTTCTTAGTTGTTACAAAATGCCAAAATAATAACTCAGCATTAAGTAATTGCTCTTGAAACTCTGCGTCAGCAGTAATTTCTAAAGCTTCCCATTTCATATTTCCGTAAAACGCAGAAAAATATAATTTAGGATAACCTGTAACCATTAAGTAATGTTGTATTTGTGCTTTGTATTTGTCAGCTTGTTTTTTAGAATTTGTAAACGCATTAGTGTGCTTACATTCTAACAAAGCTTTGTCATCACCTAGTATTAAACCATCAACGTGTGCATACATATGAGGATAATCTTTATGAAAGAAAGTTTCTTGTCTTCCAGTAACCTTTAATCCCGTTTGTTTTTCAAACCATGCAATGTTAAATGGTTCTGTATGTACACCCATCTGTACTGGTAAAACATCAGATAGATCTACAGGTTCGGCATCGCCTGTTTTTTCTAACCACAATGTATGCCATTCACCATTGTATAATTTAGTAGCATCACTACCACCAATACCTTGTTTTCTATCAAAGTCTTTTTTCATATTGTACCTCCTACTTTATAATAATGTTTAGGATGTTTTTTTAACTGCATTTGCAACAATGTTTCTAACTTGTAATCCCATAGTTGTTGCACCTTTACGTTTGATTTTTTCCCATTTTTCTTTTTTTTTTTTCTCATGTTCTAACCTCAACCTTTCTATTTCATTAACAAACTTGTAGGGTAGAGTACCCTTCAAGATCATTGTTGCATTGTGATTATATACGTCATCATTAAACTCTATTTCTTTATAGAATTTTAATAACCTCATTCTAAAAGCTTGTTGCCTTATATGAGGTGCTGCGTAATCTATGTTAGATTTCCTTTTTAATTTCAACATCGGTTTCCTTTATTGTAAATGTATTTTCTTTAGCTTTTTCTAAAAGATCATTTAAAAGTTTTTCTTTATTTTTAAATTTATCTGTTATTGATTTAGCTTTAGTAAGGTAGTGAACAGCATCTAGAAGTTCTTCTATTGTTTCAGCAATCCATTGGTCTAACGGTCTTTCGTTAGCTTCCATTGTCTTACCAAACTTGTCCATACCTTGTATGTGTCTATCAAGAATTAACTTAACGACTTCATTTACTATAGGATCGTTTGTTATATCACCTGGATTAAGATCTGGGTTGACTGTCATTGTTTTGCACCTTTGGTTGTAATTGTATTGTCATATTTAGAGCATCTGCCCAACAGCAGAATAACCATCCACTCGGTTTACGAATGCCACATTCCCATTTGCTTACTAATCCTTTTGCTACTCCTAAAATTTCATCCATTTCTAATTGAGATATGTTGAGTTTTTTTCTTGCAGCAACAAATTGTGGGATCAAAGCATTATGAAATAAAGGGCCTAAAGCTTCATTAGCCATTAATACCTCCATTATTTACTCTTTTATTAGTTAATAATGATGATTTAATAAGAACATTAGTGAACACTAATTTAGGGTAAAAGTTATCGGTAGTAAATAAAGGTAGACAATACAGGGAGTTTAGTCTATTACTACCGATAATTAATGGTTTCCAAACCAAATTAATTATCCAATTAAAACAAATCATCAAAAAAGACAATACGCACTTTTTTATTGTGTAATATGGTAAATGTTTCCTATATGTTCTACCTATTGTGCGTAATAAACTAACAAAGAAATTACGCAACAATAGGGTTGCTTGTGCAACACACAGTTTTACAACTTATCTAGGTTGTTGCTAGATTGTTAATTATTAATGCAATCTCTAGCTATTAAAGGCTTAAACATATGACTATGATGCTTTAAATTCGGTAGCAAAATCAACTATTTAAATTGTTAAGTTCATGTTTTAGTTGATTATAAATATTGTGATTTTTGTCATGTTTCCAAATACCTTTCATTGAAAATTTGGAATTAACATGAAACAATATTGTAGTGTGATCTAACTGTAACTTATAACCAATCATTGGTAATGAATTTTGTGTACTCTCTCGCATTAAATTAATAATCATAGATTTTGGAGTAATAATATATTGTTGTCTAGATCTACTCATAATTTCTGGCATACCTATTTTAAAATAATTACAAACTAATTTACAAATTTCTTGAAAAATTTCTGGATTGTTTGCAATTTTAGATGGAACAGGGGGTACATATTGTAACAATGGATCTTTAGTTTTTTCGCTTTCTTGAACACCAGCTTCAAATCCTAATTGATATATACGTTGCTCTTTGTCTGATAACAAATCGTAAGCAACTCTAATAGCATATATAAATTTATTTTGATCTAATTTACTTATGTGTTTTTGATATAATTGTTTTATTGTCATACATTTCCTTTACGTCTTGAAGCTTCTAATGTTCTCCAAACTTCTATTTTCATTTCTGCTGTTTTTCTTTTATTTTTAAGTTCAAACAGTTCTAAATTAATAGTGTGAAGTTTTTTAATATGATTTAAATAATTAGCAGATGCATAAAAATCTTCAGTAGCTTTTGATACTGATAATTCTGATTTGCTTATGTATATGCCTTTAATACTTTTAAGCATATCTTCACCATACGAAATTTCTGCTTGTAGCTTAGAATAACTTTCGTCTGTTGCTGCTAAATAAGTTAATAGTTTATCAATGTCCATACATTCCTTCCCATTGTTTGCTGCTAAGCATATTTGCTACTGCTTTTTCTCTTTTTCTTGATACGTTGTAAACTGATCCTCGAGTGATTGGGTGTGTTGCCCAGTCAGTCGCTGTTTGGTAAACTGCAAAAAGTGTACTGCCGTACCTGTCATTATATTTACACCATAAATTATCCAAATGATTAAGGACAAGAATGCTGTCATGCTCAATATCCAAACCTTTTTTGTAAGGTTTAGCAGCGAGTGTTTTTCTAAATAGTTCTGTAACATCTGATGTATTTACCTTTCGTTGTAACATTTTGAACATTTCATTACCTAGATCTTCATGATCTTGTAAGCCAGATCTAAACTCTGAAACAGAATATGAAATATCTTTTCTAGAGCTGTGTTTATTGTAAACAGTAAAAGTCCAATCTGGTCTAACCATACCGTTCATGCACCACATATACATTGAAGAAAACATTATTTGTTGGCCCCATTGACCATCAAGTGATGAGTATATTCGTATCTGTGGAATTATTTTTTCTTGTTGACCTTTGTGTTTAAAGGATTCTATTTGAATATCTTTATTCCAAAAGTTAATATCACGTCTATATTTACGACCATTTGCATACACATGGTCTTGAGTAGTGATTTCAAATTCTTCCCAATTTGGTAATGCTTCTTTAATTACATCATTAACTTTTTCAGCTAATACTGAATAAGGTCTAACAACATAATCTTCTGAATGAATACCAAGTAATTGACCAGTATCTTTTCTTACTAAAGCATATCTATTTACTGTTTCATTTTGTCCGTACATTGGTTTTAATCCTGTACCAATGTTTGGTTTTATATCGTCTAAATAATATAATTGTTTTTTCTCAACTTCAAAATACGCACTTTGATCTATTGTGAGTAGATTATTCGGCAGCTCTTTGTTAATAGCTAAATTATTCATAATACCTCTTTCTTTCTTATGTTTCTAGCTCCCTCTTATGGGGGAGTTAGTATTAGTTGGCATGAAGGAACAACCTTGAACTTCACACCAACTATTCAAAGGTGTATTTTTTTATTCCCAAGGGTAATACACAAACCTTGTGTTTATACATCTTGCGATGCCTAGAATTTTTCGTATTTTTCACGCAAATAAACTTCTACTAATGTTTTAATAATTTTAGACATTGATAGTCTTTCTTTAAGTGCATGTTCTTTTAATCTTGTATGTAAATCTTTACCTAAACATAATCCCATTACTCCGTATTGTGATGCAAGACTTTGTTGTTTAGGTTTATGTTTATCTAATTCTGCATCTATTTGATCTATATTCATTTCTTACCTTTCTTTATGTAAATTGTTAATATTATTTGAAATACAAATATTGCTAATATTGCTTTCCAATCTGCGTAAAAAAATATATCTCCATTATCAATCATAATTAAAACCATTCGGCAGCATCAGCTACCTTCCATTCTACTTTTTTCTTTTTATATTTAATGTTACTGCGTTGAGCAAAATCTATTGCTTCAGTTTCTAAAACAAACACTTGGTTAGTAAACAACCTCCAAGTTTCTTTTGGTTTAAATATGATGCAATAAATAGTTTGCATTATCTATCTCGTGATATTGAAAAACTTGGATTAATACGATTAATAAAAGTTAACATATGCCATACTGCAAGATCATATGGTTTCATTCTTGTTTTACAAAAACTAAACGATATGTCATCACCTTGGTATCTTTCGCTACCATGAGGTCTAGCATGTTGTTTAATTAAAAATGTTTCATGTCCGTCTTCATTTTTACCATTGAATACAATTTCATCTGTTGTTACAGTTTCATCGTCAATAATATTTGCACATACTTCTTTGATGTATTCGTATTCTTCTTTTATTTCTTTCCATTGTTCATCAGTAAAATCATTATGTTGATGCCAATAATTTGTATATCCCATGTTATTATCCTGCGTTATCTAGTTTATATTCGTATCTAGCTTCTTCAGCTTTTTCGATGTAATCGTGAATTTCAAAAATAGTTGTAATGCCTAATTGTTTTAAACCTGCAACATAAGCATCAGTATCTATTTTGCATTCACCATAGTCTGAAACTAATTTGTCAATTTGTTCTGTAAATAATACATCAGTACTTGTCATCGTTGTCCTCCTTTAAAAGTTGGTAGCATTGCCCATAATGTAAATATGCCAAATGCAGCCATTATAAATCCAAGAACAAAATCAGCATGAATTAGTACAAGCACTCCTAAGAATGCTACAACAAATCCAATTAGTAATAATGCTAATCTCATAATTAAATCCATGATTTAGTTTTGTTAGTTTCTTTACGTTTTAATTCGTAAGGTAATTCGACAGTATCTGGCATATGCTTTGATATTGCATAGCAAAGACCTAATACTATTCTTATTGGCATCATGATTGCTATCCAAATCCATTTAGCAGCAACATTCATTAACCAGTTTTGTAATCGTTTTAACATTTGCACCTCCATTAAGTTATTATGATTATTGATTATCAAAAACGCACATTGTGAGTATCTGATAGCAGGTCTAATATTATCAATCGTAATTGATACTAGGGCAGTCATTGTAACCAACATTAGACCAGCAATCAGAGATGATACTCGGCAGCACCATCTACTTTGTTTTGCCCGTGTGTTGTTTAGAACAATTCTAAATACGATAAAAAAAGCCCCATATCCTACGAATAAGATACAGGGCTTAAGTTTATTATTTAACTAATTTTAATAACTGAGATTTTATCATATCTTTCTCAGCTTTCTCAACATTGTTAGGATCAACTGCTGATTTTCTATTAGGAACTGGGATATATTTCTTACCAAATATTTCCTTGTATTTAGTTTCTAATGTATCAACAATTAAACTTGATCGTCTAACATTTAATGTTTGAGCTTGTAATATAAACAACAACGATGATAATTTACCTTTGGTAATTTCTGTACCAACATCATCTCTTGTTGCTTGTTTTACTTTCTCTTTGGTTTTATCTAATGACATCTGACACATATCATTATGTCTATATAAACCACCATAGATTGTGTCAAAATTCCATTCTGCAATCTTAGACCAATCTTTGCAATCTATATAAGCTGTAATAGTACCATCTATCATAGCATTGATACCATCAACCATAGTCTTCTCAGCCTCATCTAATACTAATTCCATATTAGCTAGTCTTGAGTCTGGATCATCTCTGTATGTTTCTGCACTCATTATTGTACTCCTTCCATGTTAGTTAATTCACAATCAATAACAGCAATCTTACTATCATTGCCATCAGCTACTGCTTCATCTCGCAAGTTAGCCAACTCCTCAACTCTTTTGATATTCTTACTATCTTTAGCGATAGCATAATATTCTAACATATCGTCTATAGTCATATTTACCTTTCTAGTTATATTAATTAATTACCCAACTAGCTGTCACTTACGGGGTAAGGGGTGCAGTCATCACGAGGTAAACTAAATGTTACTTGCGATCCTGTGTAAGACGAGTCCGAGCAAAGCGAGTCAACGAGTCGTGCAGGGTTTATCCCTGCGACACAGAGATCTGCAATGTACATTTAGGCAAACTCGATGATACAAGCACCTAACACCCCGTGTGTGTGAGGGGCCCATAGCAATACTGAGTAACGCAGAAACATCACCGTTAAGGTGAAGATGTTTCGAGTAACGCAAGGGTTTCTCNTTTCCCCCAATAGCGTAAGAGGATGCCTAGAAGTTGGTTTACCAACTGTCAGGCGAGTCTTTAGCGAATAGGGATGACGACCATAGGAGTCAGACCAAGAGAGAAAATTGCGTATGGGATTATAAGCATCCCTTTAGGGATTCATTNTAATTAAGCGACAAGGATCGTTACCCGAAGGGCCATGACCTTAGGCATGGGGGCTTTAGCCCTAGAGCCTGTCTGTCGCCATGTGCGTTGCCAACCTCAAAACAGAGCTGTAGTTAAGAAGGGGCAGAATAATATAAACGTATTAGGAGCTACCGAATGACAGATCTTACAGAGAAACAGAAAGCATTAGTGGATACTATCGTAGCTACTGGATGCTCTATCAAGGAAGCAGCAGAAAAGGCAGGATATTCAGCTAAAGGAAGCAAAGAAGCTGGGAGAATAAGTGCTTCTCGCACACTACGTTTACCAAAGGTACAGACTTATATGCAACAAGTAGTTGCTCAAAGTCTAGGACTTGGTGCAGTAAGTGCGAGTAGGAAGATGATAGAGCTATCAAGTGGAGCTAGGAGTGAGTACGTTCAACTAGAAGCTAGTAGAGATATACTCGACAGAGTAGGATTGAGAGCACCCGATAAGGTATCTCACAATATACAAGGCGATATTAAGATCAATATCGACCTAAGTTAGATATGTCGGTACAGCAGGGAATATGTACACAGACACTAACAAGGGGGTGGGGGCAAAACTGAACATCGTCAGATGACTAGTGGAGTTACACACACAACAGAAGTTAAAAAAAGCATTCGGTCGCAAAGACAAAATATTTTTAAACTTCCAAAGGTTCGTTAAANTATGGCTAAGCAAAAATTTACACATTTCATNCCAAGNGAAAAGCCTAAGAAAAGAAAAGGTGTGCATACCAAAAGCCAAAACAAAAGTAAGAAACGTCAAAAGAAACAAACTAGGTATAAAGGCCAGGGCAGGTAAGTGCGTTTTTTTAAATAGCATTTATTGCTAAACATTTTCTCATGG